TGAGCCAAAAGGCCACCTATCTTTGTAAGATCCATTCATTTGCCCTCAACATTGAAACTGAGATTCTTGTGGTCAGGATAAGCAATCACAACATTGCCCTCTGGACATTTATATGTGATGCGAGCGATTAACTTTGCCTCGCCAATGGCAACACTTTCTGGCCCTTCTATGGTCATTGTGTAACCAAACTTGTCAACAGACGGACTGGCTGGACCTGAGAATTTGGCAACAGACGGCATAGCCTTGTGTACCATGTAGTCCGCATCTTTCACCTCAAGCCCAAAATCTTCAACGGTGCAATCATCTCGGATTTTCTGACGAGCTACGATCACCTTAAACGAACCAGATGCTGGCCCATTTGAAATGCTGAAATGATCTGCATCCCAGCGGAGGATGTCTTTGGGTGGGAGCTTAACCCTATCATACAGCGAATAGCCGCCACCAAGCATCGCCATAACAGCAGTCACAATGGCAATAGGTTTGGTAATGGAGTCCGCATCAATCATTTGATCACACTAGGTTGTAGTGAATTGCAAACCATATTGCCCATACTACCATTGCAAGAAGTATCATACTGAGAACAATGGTAAATCCTACTTCAATCATATACTCTATTTGTTCAGCACGTTCAATTGCAGCAATCTTCATCTCTTTTCGTATGCGTACGACATCACGTTGGATCTGTTCCCAAGCGCGTACACCATATACTTGAACTATTTGTGACTTAACATCACGCTCGATGTTCTCCGCTTCCATCTTGGCAGCAAAGGCTTCAATAGCACGGGCTTCAGCAGATCCACCTTTGCGCCAACCTTTAGGCTGCGCTGCTATCTGGGTGAGGTGAGCCACCCCATTCATAATGTCGGAGAGTTCTTTGGCTACCGAGACAAGTTCTTTGCCTACGCCAATCGCAGTCTTAACAGTGGCAGCAGTTGCCTTGATTGTAGCTAAGACTGTTAAGGGGTCCATTCATTACTCGCCTCTCGCTTCCTTGATGGCAAGATAGATACGAATAGATACCAAAATAAGACCACCAACAAGAGTAAAGATCTGTAGATACTCATGCATATGAATGACCCACAAGGGCATAGTGATAGCACCAGAAGCTACCGCTGAGTCTATGATCACTCGTGTGTCATCCGTTGTCATGGTCATAACTCCGAAGTCCAAAGGAGATATGCGCCGGATGCGTTTGTTCCGATAAGTTGACATGCTTGACCAGCAGTCAAAACAGCACTGGTAGTTCCGGTAAAATGACACGCATCACCAGAACCTTGAGGCGCACCGATAGTTGGCACAACAGTGCAAGCCCTTACAGCCCCAGCGACATATAAAGAGTAGTTTGCTGCTGTCCCCGTTGTAGTCAACGCAAGCGCAGATGACGAGCGCATAGGGACAGGAAACATTTCGACAAACTGTGCAGTAGTTGTTGAATCCACTGCGCCAGACGCTGGAAAATAGCAATAAGTTGCAGTTGATCCTATTGTTTTATAAGCATACCGCTGACACAGCGCAAGTTCCTGCCCATACAGCCGCCGCTCAAACGGCGTGGCGACAGAGCCAACTTCAAGCTGTACGCCTGTGATGTAGAAAGTTGCGCTGGATGTGCCTACTACAGATGTTGCGCCAGTGGCTGAAAGATAATTTGCTGCCGCCCATGCTCCAGCAGTTCCAGAAAATGTTGAGCCTGCGCCAATACTAAAAATTAATATTATACCAATTCCGTTAGTTGTAAGCCAAGTTCCAGATGTATCTCCAGCTATTGTTACAGTTTTCTGTTCCCATGTATTTGCCACAGAAACTGTGTATGTAAACGGATACGACCTAGTGCCATCGCTATTTCTTAGTGACCCACCAAAAGTTCCAGTTAGTGAACTACGCACCCAAAAAGATATAGTTACTGTTGCCGCAGATGCCGTACCAAAAGCCAGATCAGAGACATTTAAACCCTCAATAAGCTGTCTAACGCCAAATGTTTCCGCCGCTCCAACCGTATATGATGAAAGTGAAGTCAAGCCAAGATAGTTTGTGTATCCTGTTGGTGGAGTTACTGCACCAGCATTTTGACCGATTTTAAATTTTGATGCGGCAGTAGATGTCGCTTGCCATCTATCAAGATAATATGTGGCAGTTACAGCAGGATTTACTTCAACCCCAGCATTGCGCTGATCAATCCGCATATCGCCATTGATGATGCGGTTACGCATACCAAGAGGACCGCCATCAAAGGCCAGCATTGAGTTAGGTACTTGTGTAAGTGCCATAATGTTAATCCTTAAACAGCGCGGAGTTCTGCAGTGGATGTAGCAGCAGCAATGGCAGCACGTTTAGCAGTTAGGCCAGAAATGAAGTCTGCGTCAGATACGTCATTAGCAATGCCAATGGCTGTGTTTCTAGAGCGTTCATCTGCTGTGATTTTAGCAGCCTCATTAAATCGTGAAGTTGCAAGAGTCTTAGCGGTATCAAGATCAACAATAATGATGCCATCAATTAACCGCCAAGCATCAAAGAAATCATCCTCACCATGTAAAAGAGCATCAGCATCAATAATGATCGCGCCTTCTGGACAGTCTTTAGCCAGCACATCTTCAATCGGCAGTTCACCGCTTGGGTAGCAAACTGAAACATTGCCGTTGTCGTTTGTATAAACAATAACTTGTGTCATGTTTTAATTCCCGAAAATGACAAGATTGACAGTGATTGGATCAACATAAGTCCCTGCATTTGATCGTGTAGTAATAGCGCAAGACGATGTAGTAGGTGCTGATTTCTGCTGTATATATACACCATAACTTGCATATGATGAATCACCAGCATGCATACCAATGACCGCATAATTAGCGTCTGCAAGAGCAGTCGTATAATTGACCGTATAATCACCAGTAGAATTGCGTGTTACAGAACTAACATTATATGAAGATACAACTGCACCAGTAGAACCTGTCCAACGAACCCATGCACGAGTATTTGTGCGGGAGTTAACGTATCCAACGGTATTGGCAACGGTTGTGCCGCCAACTTGTACATTGCCGGAGGAGTCAATGCGCATACGTTCGGTGCTATTTGTAACAACATTGACAAAATTGCTAGCGGAAGAACCACCAACATATGTGGTTAATCCAGCCCAACCATATCCTGCGCCATCTTGAATTGAAGCGTTACCAGCAACAGTTAGTTTTGAAGTTGGCGAACTTGTCCCAATCCCTACGTTGCCGCTGGAGTCGATACGCATACGTTCGGCACTATTTGTATAAATAGAAAGTGGGCTTGTACCTACGCTGGTAATATATGATGCGGCATTGTTTGCATTAAAAAACATGCGAGTAACGCCAGCAGTTTGAATCTCCAAACCCGGATAATTTGTAGCAGTAGCATTATTGATAGCTAATCCGCTGGCAACAGTTGTAGTACCTGCTGTTGTACCAATGCCTACGTTACCACCAGAATTCCAAAATGGACCACCAGTAGAAAGTTTAGCTGGCGTAACTGTGCCATCGCTAGGTGTGCCAACAGGAAGTGGTTGAGTCCATACGACCTCAACATTTCCCGTTCCAGAAGGGGGAGCAGTTGAGAATGTAAGAGTTGTTCCAGACAGACTGTATGTAGCTTTGGCCTGATAGACACCACTAACATAGACATAGGTGTTATTCTCAGTGCCAGCATCACCAGAGAGCGTAAATGCAGTTTGAGATCCAGTACCGTTAAACGTATCAATGACTACGTTTGTAGAACCAAGACCAGATGTAGATGCAAACCATTGATTGGTTTCAAAGTCAGCAACAAAAGTTGTCTGAGTGTATTGAGAGCCAATGCTTGCGCTGGTCGCACCATTGATTGTGTCAGAGCCAGAGCGAGAGATAGTGACAGCATTGCTATCAGCAGTCCATTTGACGATGGCAACCTTGAAGCCATCAGTGACAGTGCTGATCTGTGGTAACGTAATTGTTACTGCACCAGAGGTTGTTGTAACACGGATCAAATTACCAGCATCTGCAAGCACAACCGTGTAGTTTGCACTCTTGTCTATAACAGCAGAGTAAAGGCCACCAGCGGCAGACGCGGCGGCAAGAGCAGCAGAGTTAGACGCAGCAGTTGCACTATTGCTAGCGTTGGTTGCGCTAGTCGATGCGCTAGATGCAGATGATGCCGCATTAGTAGCAGACGTTGAGGCATTAGAAGCCTGAGTCGTAGCCGTCGATGCAGAGGATGTAGCACTAGACGCAGACGATGACGCGCTAGATGCAGAAGAAGAAGCAGCAGAGGCACTAGATGAAGCAGCAGAGGCACTGGAAGCAGCAGCAGCAGCACTTGTGCTTGCAGAAGCAGCGTCAACAATCAGATCCCACTTAGCACTGTCAGTGTTTGAACTGATTGGCTGAGATCCAGTTGAAGTATGCGCTGTTTTGCAACGATAAATGTTATTGTTGCTAGTGTCTTTGATTATATCGCGCAAGGCATATGCAGTGCTAGTTGCCCAGTTACCGCGATACTCCCCGATTTCCTCGGTAGCAATTGGATTACCGTTGCTATCAAATGCCAGCACATTGCCAGCGCGATTAGCAGCAGTCGGCAGAACCATGTTGAGAACGCCGCCATCTTCGACAGCTTCAAGATCATACACTGGTGCTTTGAGTGTGCGCTTGTTCTCTTCAGC